CACTGGCAGCCAACCCTGAATTCGTAGCAGGAGATGCTGAACACGCTGCGCTGCGGAGCCTTCAGCTTGAGGCTGGCCGTGGCCTTAGTGACATGGATAAGTACGCTAAGCGTGATGTACGTCGCTTCTTGGATGAAGCCTACGACATAGGGGCTGACAAGAGTGAAAAATACCTTCAGAGAAATGGCATCAAAGGTATACGTTATAGTGGATACTTGGTGGACAGAAGGGAAGACGGCACGGAAGTCCATGTGGCTCCGAGGCATACTGTTGGAAACTACAGTGATATGCTCCTTCGCAGCAATGCTGCTAGAACATGGAACTCGGGCTCCCTGGCCGGTATGGGTCAGGCTGGTATCGCAGTGGTTGAAGTCAGTGACGGAGCTGATTGCGGTTGGGAATTTCATCGCGATAGTGAGAAGGCAAGCGGCAAGCTGGTCACAGTTGAAGAGGCACTTGATCACCTCATTGCGCATCCGTATTGCGTCAGGCAGTTCACCGCAAGGCCAGACCTAAACAAAGAAGATAAGGACGCCAAGCGGCTCAGCAAGGTACAGAAAGCTGCAATCACTGCCACTGCTGCTGTGGCGGGGCTCGGCATTATGAACCTAGTCGCTGATATGGCCAACGCCCAGTTGCAGGCAGTTCTCCGCACTGCGGCAAAGAAGGACCCACGCTTCCAGCTATTTGATGCAGCCGTTACGCAGTTGAAGCAACGACTGGAAAGCGCTGCCAAAGCACCGGCCGGTCAGCTATACGACTTCGTCAGTGGACTGCCCATTGTTGAGAATGAAGAGCAGCTGAGCTACTACTTCCAGCAGGCTCAGACCAAGATGGGCACCACAGCTAACGAACTTGACCTCACCGACCTTGTGCTGCGTTACCAGGATGATCTTCTGGCAGGCCACCGTGTGCCAGACTTCGTATTGCAGGCCCTCAACCTGGACGATGAGGCTATATCCTCAATTAAGAACGTCTGGCTGAACAATGAAGTGTCTGGAGCCGTCCCATTCCCGCTAGCCATTGGTGAGTCATCACCGCTGTACGCAGCAGGCGACGCCATGGACGCATTCAGCGCTTACCGTGACGCCAAGTACGGATTCCAAGGTATGGCTGGAGATGGCACCTTCACACAGTGGCTGAATGCTAGCGGTAGTCTCCAAGATCAATTCTTCAAAGCGGTGGGCGGCACAGGGCCAGATTATGCGAAATTCAGCTTGCCAAAGATTGGTGGTGAGCGTGGCAAGCGGGTGAGCTTCATGACACCCGACGGTTTGCTGAAATTCACGTCTACCAAGACCAAAGATCGTGTTATCAACCGCTTAACGTTCAATCGCAACGGCATGCTGCGGGCTGGCTTCACCACAGACCCAGAGTCAGGCCATATCATCCCAAGTTTGCGCCTTATTCCAAAAGGCCCGCTGCGGGTACACACAATCGTCAACCGCAGTCGTACCGGCAAGGTGCTATCAGTCAGTGGCGATATCAGCACTAGATTCAAGCTGCCCATTGACTACAATGCTCACTTCCTACTTAAGCTGGAAAAGCTGAACATCAAGTCCTTCCGTGACGTGCTGAAGTTACGCCCAGCCGATATTGCTCGCCTCAAGGCAGAAGAACCCGAGTTGTGGACTTGGGCCAAGAGCGCCAGCGAGATCCGCATGATGTCCTACAACCAGGGCTTCAATATGCAGCCAATCAACCTGGCTAGGATCAATCAAGTCGGCTGGGATAACGCCAAGACGCTATGGGAATTTAGCAACACGTATATTCGTGACCAAGCCGAATTTCTTAGAAAAAAAATTTATGAGGCACCGGCCAAGCCCTCCCCATACGATGTAGAGAACGTGGTCAGTCTCATCCGGGATGGCTTCGAGAACAATGACGTGTATGACCGCATCATCAACTGGTCACTGGTAGACATCCAAGAAAAACTCAAGATGGCTCCACCGCAGGCCAAGGCACTGCTAGAACGTGCCCGCATAGCTAGTAAGTACAGATTGCAGCAGCTTGAAGCTGTGCTGCGGGGCAAGCCTGCCCCACCGTTGCCTGGTAAGCCAATCGTCAGCAACTACTACCAAGCCAAGGATGCAGGCGTTCATCAAGTTGGTGGACTCCGTGGCAACCCGAAGATGATCCAAGATGCCCGCATTGTTGGCAACCTCTTCGACGATAGATATCCAAGCCTCAAGAGCCTGCCATTTGAAGTTGACACAAGCGGTGAAGTTCGTGGAGATGTGGTTGCTGCATACTTCCCTGACCATAGCGTCAGGATCAATCCCATGGCAGCTATTCAGTGGGACACAACATACGAAGGCTATGCCCGTAGTCTCATGGAGCGTGGCTTCTGGGCACCTGGACCACTGGATGCTGCCAACATGACGGTGTTGGTGCATGAGTTCGCACACGCTATCTATCCTGGCACCATACGATTCCTTGACCTGGTACCGCTGTTTGAGAAGCTGAACAAGCTTGACCTCTGGATCACCAAGATGCCTGTGGTAGATGGAATGCCACTCATGAACGAGGAATGGTTCAAGGCGCAGACGGGCGTCATCATGCAGAACCTCAGTGGTTACGCTGCTGATAGCATCTGGGAGTTTCTGGCCGAGGCCATGACAGAATACCTGTCATCCCCGAACCCTCGGCCCATTGCTAAGGTGGTAGGTAAGTACACCGACAGCATTCTCCTACGCAAGAGGTTCTGATGAGGTTACCGCCCAATCTGTGTGTGAGCTGTGTGCATCTCAAGCGCACCGATGATTACTTGATGCACACCTGTGACGCATTCAAGGAAGGTATCCCGGCAGACATCTACTTTCACGGGGGAGACCACCGGGTACCTGTAGCAGGTGACAATGGTATTCAGTATGAGTTGATCCCAGGCATGAGCGAGCTGCTCGAGCTCTGGGCAGAGAGGACGATAAATGCAGCAGGACCCGATGAGTCGCTTCGAAATCAACCTCCAGCCTAACGGCATTCGCTGTAGCTACGTGGTTGATGGGCAAGACCGCAGCGAGGAAGTCATTGGCTGCCAGATCAATGCACGCATGGGCGAGCTGACCACCGTAATGCTGGAACTCGCAGGTAGTGGCAAGGTCACGGGCACCGGCCACATTGAGAATCTCAATGCTGGGGATGCCGCCGTGCAAGTTGGAATGCTTGACCCCAGTGAAGTAGAAAAGCGGGCACTTGCCTCCATGGAGTGGGGCGACAGCGGTAGTATGACGCAGGCTCTACTCGCCACCATTGTGGAGATGCTTGATGAAACTGAATCTAAGGGGCGCACAGCGCATAGCTGAAGACCTCATGCTGGACGAGTGCCAGATTTGGCGGGATCCTCAGGGGACAGCCGATGACACGTGGAACCCATCGACAGGAACGTATGCTCCTCCGGCCAGTGACAAGGCTTATCTTTACTTTGGCAAGTGCGGGCTTAGCGGTAATCCTGGCTCAGTTATTCAGCAAGGCGGGCAGTCACTCGAACAGGGGCAGTACAACCTGTCGGTCCCGAAGGATGAATGTCCGCCGCTACTGCCCAAGGATCGAGTGTACGTCACCATCAGCCATCAGGACCCTCATCTACAGGGACACACTTTCATCGTAGATGATGTTTCCATGGGTACGTACATCGTGACTCGCCGAGCCAAGGTTCATCTACTGACGCCGGTCCCTGGCAGTCGTGGCTGAAGAGGGCTTCGACACCAGCGAGCTTAAAGTTCTCATGGCTGACGTCAATCGCTTCGGAGAAGACACCAGTCGCATTGCTCGTGAACTAACCTTCCGGTGGACTGAGAAACTACGTGATGAGATCCGCCGTAGAGCCAGTGGGCGACCAGGTCCAAGGCGCATTACAGGGAAATATATTCGTAGCTGGCACACAGATAACCGTAAGGGATTCGGCTATCGGGCTGGCTACAGTGCCAGTGTGGTGAGCGCAGCCCCACAGGCTTATCGGCTTGAGTATGGATTCTCAGCCATGGACTCTATTGGTCGAATCTATCATCAGCCGCCCTTCCCACACGTCCGGCCTGCCGTTGATGCTATCGTACCCATGTGGCAGCAGGCTATGTCGGATGAAGTTACGGGGTGGTGGACGTGAACGCAAGCCGGGACGTGATTGATAAGGCTGTGCTGGACATGCTTGCTTCTGCCACCGCCAAGGAGGTGGGGTGGGCGCAGGTCCCCAGCCTTACGCCTACCCTGCCGTACTGTGTGCTATATCCAATGCACGCATACGATGATGCCGGAAGCTGGGCGGATCCTGCTGAGGATCACTGGTATACCTATCAGGTAAAGTGTGTGGGAGCCGACGCTAGGCAAGCTGCCTGGATGTCAGGTAAGGTAGCAACGGCTTTCATGGCAAAGCTTGGATCGGCATATGCCTATCCAATCACCGTGAGCGGAGCCTTCGTTCAAGGACGTGTGACCGACGAGATCGGACCAGTAATTCCTACGGGTGAAAACCTGTATGAGACCAATGACACCTACAAGCTAAGGATTGGAGTGTAATGGAACGTATTCGCTGCCAGTATCCGGACAGCGGAGGCGTGATTGAATGCACTCGGGAGCAGTTCGAGATTGTCTACGCTCCCAAGGGCTGGGTGGAAGTTGCACCTGACACGCCGCTCACCGATCAGAGCTTCAACCCAGAGGGTGGCGGGGAAACTCAGCCTCCGGTTCCCTCCCCTTTACCTGATACGCCGGTAGCGACCACCGCTCCGGCACCAGTCCAGGCAGTATCCGCACCCGTTCCGAAGCCAGTGACCCCGACCGAGTAAGGAGCAATGTATGGCTCGGTTCATGCGCAAGGGCGTAACGAGGTTCTACTTCGTGCCCACGATCGCATCAACTGCCCTGGTGCCTACCAGCACCGAAGTCAACGGTGGTACTCGTCTCGATACTCAGGTCGCTGAGGTCAACGGGTTCCGCTACTCGAACAACCCGATCCAGGTCCCGGATATGTCAACGGCATTCGTGTCGAACATCCCGGGTGAAGATGCAGTGGAGGACACCAACCTCACGTTCTACGAGGACAAGACCTCCAACCCCATCAGCACTGCGCTGGCCAAGGGCACGACGGGCTACGTTGTCGTGTTCTACGCTGGTATCGCCGGTACTTCTGTGGCAGCCGGTGACAAGTGTGACGTCTGGCCGATTCAGGTGGCCAGCAACGCTCACCAGTACACTGCTGCCAACGAAGCTGCCCAGTACCAAGTCGTGTTCGCTCCCACCGCTCCTCCCGGTGAGAACAAGACCACCACGTAATAAGAAAAGGACAACAGCATGTCAGAGCGTCCGCTCACATATGACCACCTGCGAGGCAAGAAGAAGCCGAACTTTCGTTCGGTAACTATTGCGCTGGACAGTGAGGTCGCCGACCAGTTCAACTCTGCGAGGGAAGAACTGGACTTGGCTCGGGCTCGCCTGGATCTCCGTCCCGAGGACGAAAAGCTAATGCGTGCTTTGGAAGACGCTGAGGCTAACTACCAGGCGATCAAGGGCACCATGGAAGAAAACGCAATTGTTTTCAAGTTCCGTAGCATCGGTCGCAAGCAGTTCGAGGACCTCGTTCTCCAGCACCAGCCCACCAAGGAACAGCAGGACGACGCAAAGAAGTCCAACAGTGGGCCGCTCCAGTGGAATACCGAGTCATTCCCGCCCGTCCTCATGGCAGTCAGCATGATAGAGCCGCCGTGGACTGCCGAAGACATCAAGGACCTGTGGGAAAACGAAGACTGGTCAAATGCTGAACTCATGGAGATGTTCTACGCCGCTCTGACTGCCAACAGTGAGCGGCGGGTCGTCAACCTGGGAAAAGATTAACGTATGACCGTCGGTTCTATCTTGAGCTCAAATACTGCACTGAGCGAGGGATGCCACACAGCAAGTTTCTCAAGTGGCCAGAAGAAGATCAGGACAAGGCCATACAGTTTCTTGAACATGAGGCCCGACGGTGCAAGAAGTGTGGGACATTCCCGCATGAGTGGCTGGACCCTATCACCAAGATGCCGGTGTGGCCACCTCCACACACCGTAAGCAGCATGCGCTGCCTTGGATGCGTTGAAATAGCCATCGAGCAGAAAGTAGCGGGGGACGCAGATAAGGGTCTCTATTTCTATTTGAAGCCGTGGGAGGATACGGATGGCGGACCGTGAGGTATCAGTAAGCTTTACCGCTAGGACCGCCCAGTTCACAAGAGACATTCAGTCCATGGCCAGTGCCGTGGGAACAGTAGAAAGCAAGATAAAAGAAGCTGGCAATAAGATCATTGACGGTATCAAGCGGGTAGGCCATAGCATCGCCGGAGTTGGGGCCGGTATCGGTGGTGGCCTTGCCTTCAGTGCGCACCAGGCCATTGACTTCGAGACCAGCATGCGTAACGTCAACTCGATCCTCAAGGCCAGTGGCGGTGCGTACAACAATCTCAAGAACCAGATCCTTGACCTCAGCACCAAAGTGCCAAAATCTGCCAATGACTTGGCGCAAGCTGCGTACCAGATTGTATCGGCAGGCTTTACCAACACTTCCCAGCTGAACGATATGCTGGCTGTGTCTGCCAAGGCAGCTAGCGCAGGGCTCACCGACACAAGCAGTGCAGCCGGGGCACTGGTCAGCGTTATGAACACCTATGGACCAGCGGCAGGTGACGCTACCCAAATCAGCGACCTGCTATTCCAGACCGTGAACGCTGGTATCGTCACCTTCGAACAACTCAGCCAGCAGATGGGGCAGTTCACCGCAGGAGCCAAGGCCAGTGGTGCCACCATTGCCGAAACGCTGGGAGCCTACGCCAAGCTGACGGTAGAAACTAACCAGTATGCAGAAAGCGCCACCAGCCTGACCGGCATCTTCCGCATGTTGCTGCAAGGTACGCCTGCGTTGAACGGCGCTCTAGAGAAGTTGGGCTACCACACCGGAGCCGATGCCGTCAAGGGCGAAGGTCTCGTCAATCTTCTGTACAAGCTGGTGCAGCAAGTGGGCGGGAACTCCAGGGCACTGCACGACCTGTTCCCTGATTATGAGGCTCTCCGTGGCGTGCTGACGCTGACTGGCAAGTCTCAGGAACAAACCAACAAGTTCATGTCCCAGTTCACCGACCAGACGCAGATTGCTGGTGCAACATCCAAGGCTTACAAAGAGCAGATGAAGTCCGTCGGTAACCAGATGGACCAGCTCAAGTCCACCATGGGCAGCCTGGGCATTCAACTTGTACAGAACCTACTGCCCTTCTTGCAGACGGGCGTGCATGCCCTCCAATTGTTCGCTCAGGCGTGGGGAGCATTGCCAGTACCGATGCAACGTATGGTCGGACTATTCATGGCCATGGGCAGTGCTGTGATGTTGCTGGGTGGACTGTTCTTAGCTTGGAAGGCCAAGTCCATGGTGATGCAGTTTGCTCTGCGCACTTTGGGATTTGAGTCCAAGTCACTGCTCGGTGCCTTGATGGAACTACCTGCCCGCATCAAGCGTATTGGCTCGAGCCTTCAACCTGCCACCATGTCCCTTAGAGAAATGGCAGACCAGGCCAGAGCCACTGCGCAGAGAATCGTGCAATTTGGCCAGAAGGTCCAGCAGGTTGGCGCTCAAATTCAAGGGTTCACTACCAGGGTAGCCACCGCAGCAGGTGAGCTTCCACTGGTAGGGGCAGCCATCACTAAGCTGGAAGGGCCACTTGACCGTGTAAAGGCGAAGCTCAGCAAGACTGCTGGCAGTGCCAAGGCCATGGGGGACCAGCTTAAGGCCGGTGTCGGCGAGGGTACCGGCGTAGGCAAAGCATTGGAAGGTGCCGCCAGTGGCGTAGATAAAATTGGCTCCTCTGTGAACACGGCTAGAGGCCGTATGACATCCTTCAAGGATAAAATCACAAGCGTCAAGACTGGAGTCAGCAGCCTTTCCGGTGCTGTGGGAGCGTTGGGTCAAGGGGCTGCTGTATTCGGCGGCATGATGATGACCTATGAGATGGGCCTGAGCATTTTTCAGAAGGGAACTAGTCAGAAGTCTGTAGACGACTTGACACTTTCTCTGCAACGAGCAGGTAAGGCCATCCCATTTGATGTAACGCAGAAGTACGGCGACTCTCTCGGCAAGCTAGCCAAGCAGATCAAAGCAACCGGCATGGGTGAGGGCATCTTCAACCTTGCCAGGGCAGCTAACGCATTCAGCTTCTTCAGCAGGCCGCTTATCGCACAAGTTGACACCTTGGACAAGGCCCTGGCCAATCTTGTCACAGCAGGGAATGTCGAACAAGCCAGAGCCCAGTTTGATCAGATTGCTACGGCACTGAAAGACCATGGTGTAAGCCAAAAAGCGATCAACCAGGCATTCAATGACTACCTCACCGCTATTGGGGCAGTCAACATCGCCAACCAAGCTGCCAAGACAGGTATTCAGGGACTGGACTCGGCCGTAACAACACTGCTTGACGATACCTTGCAACTCACCGCTGCACAGCAGATGGTGAAGACAGCCCTTCAAGGTTGGTCTAACCTTGGCACGATCATGTCTGCCACCACCAGCAAGCTTGCAGCACAGAAGCAAGCCACTGACGAAACTGCCAACTCCGCCAAGGATGCCAAAAAGGCATACGACGACTGGCTGAAGGATGCACCGCAGCGAGTAATCGCCCTGACCAGGGCAACCATCGGGCAGGTTGAGGCACAGCAGAACTACAACAAGGCGTTCAAGGCTTGGGAAGACGCCATCCATAATATTGGATACGAGCAGCGCCTCACCGATGCTCACAACACGCTGACAGATGCCCTAGACGCAGAGGCCGACGCCAGCGACAGGCTCACCGCTACACGCAAGCACCTTGACGAGCTACTGCATCCCACTCCACGCAGTGTGAGAGAAGGTGAAATTGACCTTGCTCGTGCTAAGGAGAAGCAGGTAGACGCAGATCAGGCTGTAATCAACTCTGCCGAGAAGGTCAAGGAAGCTCGCTTGATGAATGACCCCGCCACCATTACGGCGGCAGAACGTGAACACACCAATGCACTGTATGACGCTGAGGAAGCTGCATGGGGAGTTTCAGATGCAGAGAAGGTCCTAGGTGATCTTCGCAACCCAGAGGGTACTGACGCAGTAATTCAGGCCCGCAAAGAAGAAACTGCCGCCA